AGATATGGAAAGATTCATATCAGCGAATCCAAAGAAAGAAAATGTTTTACAAGCGATATTAGATTTTGATAAAAAAAATCATAAACAACAAGTAAAAGAAAATATGAAACCATTTGAAGAATTGTTCTTTGGAGTAGGTGCAGAAATATTAAAGAATGTAAAAGGATTTATGGCTGCTAATCCAAAGAAATCAGTTCAAAGTATTAGAAAGAAATTAAATACATCAATAGAGAATGTAAAAGCTAGTGGTGATAAAAAGAAATTAAATACATCAATAGAGAATGTAAAAGCTAGTGGTGATAAGAAAAAATTAAATACATTGAAATTACAATTAGATAAATTAAACAAAATTGGTGGTGTGGATACTATAGTTCCAAGTGAAGGAATAGTGTTCAAGTATAAAGGTAAAACTTATAAGTTTACTGGTGCATTTGCTCCAATCAATCAAATCACAGGTTTAATTTATTTTTAGATATTTATATATACAAGATTAAGAGGTATTATGGCAAAAGAAAGTAAAAATTTAGCAAAAGTTCAATCTATGTTGGATGGTAACTATAAGAACAAAATCCAAGTTGGTGTTGGTGACCAAGAAGTAGAACAGACAAGAAAAGTTGGTGATAAGTGGGTTGATTCGGATGGTAATCATTGGGAACAGAAAGATGGATATAGAACAAAAAATACATCCAATAGAGCACATCATTCTTGGGATGAAAAATGTTCAGGTTGTGAAAAACTTATTTTAAAGAAATGGGATAAAGATTGTTACAAAGCTGATGGTAGATGTTACCATTGTCAATTGAATTATGAACTTGATTTAGAATTTGATTCAAAATTAAGATGGTTTGCTTATAGAAGACTAAAAGATTTTAAAAATATGAAAGCTATTGAAAAAGATATGGAACAATGGATTGATGCAATTATAGAAGAAAGAAAACAAAATCCATTTGATATGAAAGTAGCCAACGCTTTAGCGAATGGTGAGGTTAATATGTCAATTAGTAAAAATAAACTATCATAGGAGAAATACAATGACAGAATGGGTATTAGCAAATTGGGAATGGATAATGTTAGGATTTTACACATTAGAAAAAATCGTAAAATTATCACCAAGTAAAAAAGACGACATTATATTTGATGCAGTAATTAAACCTGTATGGGATAAATTACCATTTGGTAAATAATATGTTTAGTAAAATAAAAAAATATGTTATAGGATTTTTTGTTTTATGTGGTGGAATCCTTGTTGCATTTCTATCAGGTAGAAGTGCAGGTAAAAAAGATGAAAAACTCAAGGGTTTGAAGAAAGAATCAAACAAAATATCTGATTTATTAAAGGAAAAGAAGAAGTCACAAAAAGCAATTAAAAAGAGTTTAGCTAGTAAGAAAAAAGCTCTTGACGATATTAAAAACAAAAAATATAAGAAAAAGAAAGTTTCTAAAAAAGAAGCATCTGATTTCTTAAAAAACTTTAGCAAGGAGAAAAAGTAATGCCACATAAACCAGGACATAATGGACAATATGTTATAAAATCAACTGGTAAACCTTATAATGGACCAGTATTGAAAACTCAATCGGGTGAATCTTATACAACAACTACTGGTGCACGAGAGGGATTTGTGCCTGGTGGGCCAGGCGGGCAATTGTTGGTATTGGCTTCCGAATCAACAATTCAACCTGTATCTAATGAGGTTGTTGAAAATGGAAATCCTGTTACAAGATTGTTTACATCCAAAACAACACCACGATATTATAAACCCGATGGTTCACTTGTTTCAATAGGAGCTAAATTACATCAACATCAAGATGGAACTATTATGACAGAACACTCAATGAATAATAATTCAGTTGTTGTAACTACTGTTTCTCCTAATGGAAGAGCAAGGACAACTGGAGTAAATCAAAGAAGAAGAACAAGAACGAGAAAACAGTCAACAAGGACACAACGACAAAACAAAAAAAATACACGGAAAAGGGGTGGGAACTACTAATGAAAAATTTATTAACAATATTATTATTAACATTTTTATTCACACAAGAACCTATTTTAAATGAAGAAGTTGGTGAACCTTGTCCTGATTGTCCAACTTGTGAAGTTTGTCCTCCCGAATGTGAAGGAACTTGTTTATCAGAAGAAGAAACACAAGGTTTGTTTAATAATATTAAAGAACTTGAATTTAAAAGACAAACTTGTGAAACTGCTTATTCAAATTTAGAAAGTCAAATGCAAGAATATGATGAATATATAGATGATTGTGATGAACAAGCAAAACTTTATGAAGAACAAATTAAAATCAAAGAAGATATGATTAAAACAATAAAACCAAAATGGTATCACAATAGATATTTATGGTTCTTTGGTGGTGTCTTCTTTACATCTAGTACTGTTTATTTAGCAGGACAATTGGACTAAAATGAGTGATTTAAAACAAGCCATACAAAGGGAATACTTAAAATGTGCATCCGACCCTGTGCATTTTATGAGAAAGTATTGTACTATTCAGCATCCTACAAAAGGTAAGGTGAAGTTTGATTTATATCCATTTCAAGAAAAGTGCTTAACAGATTTTAAAGACAATCGTTATAATATCATATTGAAGGCTAGGCAATTAGGTATCTCAACTCTTTCAGCTGGATATGCATTATGGATGATGTTATTTCAAAATGATAAAAACATATTGGTAATTGCTACAGGTAAGGATACTGCTAAAAACCTTGTTACAAAAGTAAGAGTGATGTATGATGGATTACCTCAATGGTTAAAAACCAATACAGAAGAGATTAATAAATTATCCCTACGATTTGCAAATGGTTCACAGATAAAAGCAATTGCATCCAATGAATCTGCTGGTCGTTCAGAAGCTCTATCTTTACTCATACTTGATGAGGCAGCATTTATTGATAGAATTGATACCATATGGACAGCTGCACAACAAACACTATCAACTGGTGGTGGTTGTATTGCTTTATCAACACCTAATGGTGTAGGTAATTGGTTTCATAAACAATGGTTAGGTGCTGAGGAAGGTACGAATAATTTTAATACCATTAGATTACATTGGACAGACCATCCTGAAAGAGATGAAAAATGGAGAAAAGAGCAAGATAAGATTTTAGGACCATCACAAGCAGCTCAAGAATGTGATACGGACTTTCTATCAAGTGGACAATCAGTAGTTGACCCTGCAATTCTACAATGGTATAAAGAAGAAATGATTGAAGCTCCAATTGAAGAGGTAGGAATAGATAGAGGTATGTGGGTATGGAGACAACCTGATTATACAAAAGAATATATAGTGGTTGCTGATGTTGCTCGTGGTGATGGAAGTGACTTTTCTGCTTGTCAAGTATTTGAAGTAGAAGATATGGAACAATGTGCAGAATATAAAGGACAATTATCTACAACGGATTACGGAAACTTCTTAATTGAGGTTGCAACGAAATATAATGATGCACTATTAGTAGTTGAGAATAACAACATTGGTTGGGCTACAATACAAACTATTATTGATAGAGGATATAAGAATCTATTCTATCAATCAAAAGATTTACAAGTTGTTGATACAGAACATAATATTACAAACAAATACAGAGCACAAGATAGAAATATGGTGCCTGGCTTTTCAACAACAACAAAAACTCGTCCATTAGCAATAGCTAAAATGGAAGAATATACAAGAGAAAAATTAGTGAAACTTCACTCAAATAGATTAATTGATGAATTATTTGTATTTATATACAAGACTGGAGTTTCACAATCAAAAGCACAAGCAATGCAAGGTTACAATGACGACTTAGTTATGTCTTATTCAATAGCTCTTTGGGTTAGAGATACAGCTCTAAGACTACAGAAAGACAAAAATGACCAACAATGGGCAACAATGAACTCAATGTTGAAGTCAAATGGAAACAAATCGGAACACGCAGCAGGTTTTAGTGTAGGTTCTGTAGGACAGCCTTCTAAAAATCCATTTGAAATGGATAACGGTGTAGGTGAAAAAGAAGATTTAACTTGGTTAATTAAATAAGAGGTAAAAAATGGCAGACAATGAAAATATATTAACGAGATTAGGAAAATTATTCCAAAATCAAATCGTAGTTAGAAAAACAAATGATGGACAAGTTAGGGTAAAGGATGTTGAGTTTTCTCAAACAGCTTTAACATCTAATTTTATTGATAGATATAATAGAATCAATTCAAGTGGATATGGTGGTTCATCATATGCAGCCAAACAAAATGCAAATGCGTATGATACGGCTCGTAAAGAATTATTTAGAGATTATGAATTAATGGATGCTGACCCAATCATATCATCAGCATTAGACATATATTCAGATGAATCAACGGTTGATAATATTGAAAACAGAATATTAAAAATTAAAACAGATAATCCAAAAGTCGCTAAAATATTACATAACTTATTTTATGATATAATGAATATTGAATTTAATCTATGGAGTTATATTAGAAATATGACTAAATATGGTGATTTTTATTTACATTTAGATATATTGGATAAACATGGAGTTGTTAATGTAAAACCTCTTTCAGTATATGAAGTATCAAGGATGGAAGGGCATGACCCAAGTAATCCAAAACTTGTTCAATTTCAATTGGAAGAATATAATGAAACAGTAAGAGCTTCAAAAGCTGGAAAGCTTTTTGAAAACTATGAAATCGCTCATTTTAGAAATTTAGCTGACACAAATTACCTACCTTATGGTAAATCAATGATGGAAGGTGCAAGAAGAGTATTTAAACAATTAACTCTTATGGAAGACGCTATGTTAATTCATAGAATGATGAGAGCACCAGAGAAAAGAGTATTTAAAGTTGATATAGGAAACATTCCACCAAATGAAGTGGATAACTTTATGCAACAAATCATTGGTAAAATGAAAAAAACACCTGTAATGAATAGTAATGGTGAATATAATTTAAAATATAATATGGAATCCATTACAGAAGATTATTTCTTACCTGTTCGTGGTGGTGATAGCGGAACAAATATTGATACTTTACCAGCTTTATCAAATGAGGGTGCTATTGATGATGTAGAATATTTAAGAAACAAAATGATGGCGGCATTAAAAATACCAAAAGCATTTTTGGGATATGATGAGAATGTTGGTTCAAAGGCTACATTAGCTGCTGAAGATGTAAGATTTGCAAGAACAATTGAAAGACTACAAAAAACAATTGTTGCTGAATTAGAAAAGATTGCTATCGTTCATTTATACACACAAGGATTTGAAGATGCAGAATTGATTAATTTTGAATTAGAATTAACAAATCCATCAATGATACATCAACAAGAAAAGTTAGAATTACTAACTCAGAAAAAAGATATTG